TTTGAAAAGCCAACCTATACTGTTCATCATCGCACTAATATCACCACCATTATTAACAGTATTGTTTTGCGTAAGGTTCAAAGTTTTTCCTCCTGTAGCTGCTGCAATAGCGTTATAACTACTCAAAGCACTTGACGAACTTGGTTTGTATGTTGCTGACGTTGATTTAGGTATCGTTGGTGTTGACTGATTGATAGCACCACGACCAGAAATACTAGAGTCACCACTTGCTTTTACTTTCTGTATTTCCTCATACTCTTTCTTTAGCTCGTCCATACGCTCTGCGTGCTGTTGTCTTCGCATTTCCATTTCCGCTGCAAACTCATTTTTCAAACGAGTAATATCGTCCTCTGCTGCTTGATCTTTTATAGCGTCGAACTCTGCTTGATGAGCCTTTTGTATCTCCATCTCTGCTGATAGTTTTTCCTGTAACTCTTTCAACCTCTGTTCGTATTGTTTCTTTTGTTTTTCTGTTTCTTTTTGAAACTTTGCTTCTTCCTTAGCGATTTCTTCATCTCGTAACCGTTCTTTTTCAGCAATTTGAGCTTCAAGCATGGCTTTTAGATCCTCGTCTGACCGATGACTTTCTGATAATTGAAGCAGTAAATTACGTCGCAATGACTCAATTTCTTCTTCACTAGCGTCTTTGATTTCCTGAACACGATCCCCATGCTCTGTAGCTCTTTCTGCCTGTGCCTCGGTATAGTCACCAGTAAGACTATTTATGTCATCTCGAAGCTGATTAGCTGCCTCTCTGTGACGTATAACAAGATCTTTCAGCTTGTTATTAAATGCTGCTGTGGATTGCTCCATTGTTCGCATGAAGTTTTTATTTTCGGTTTCCATTTTTTTCGTAATGTCACCGAGTTTTTTTCCTACCGTATTTTTCACATCTTCATACGTGTCTTTCCACGCTCCACCCTGTAGGTTCAACTCCTTACGAGTACTAACCGTAACATTAGCCATTTGCTTCTTAAAACTTTCAGTAAACGACTCACCAGACGATTTTGCATTGTTCCAAATACCCTCAACGTTTTTCTTCATGTCGTTTGCCCTAGCACTAAACAGATCAGCCGAACGCTCTAAAGCCTGACCAACACTAATTTGTCCACTAAGAACTTGACCAACTGATTGTGCTAACCCGTTCATTTGTTCGACGACCATACCGATACCATTAGCAACGAGCTTAACAGTTTCCCACAACATAAGAGCCTGATGAGCAACACGAGCTAATGCGTCAATAACCGCACCAGCAATAGCCATAATATCTTGTATATTTATACTTTTGATAAGTCCTTCAATTTTCTGCACAACCATTTCCACGTAATTACCGATAACTTCACCAGCTCTTTGTATTTGATCCCGATTATCATTAACCCACGACTCTAAACCCTTAGAAAATTTGTAGAGTGCAGGATATATTGCGTCAAGTGCAGGTAAAAATAAATATCCAATAGCTTCACCAAGACGCTGTTGAGAGGTTTGAAACGATACGGCTGCTTTTTGTGCTCCTGTAAGCGAAGTTTCGTATAATCCCGCCTTTTTTGCTCCCTCATCCATAAACGCATTAAGGATCGCTTGTGATTTTTGATTTTGATTGAGAGCATTAGCAGAAACACCTATTGTAGCTGCATACCGTCTATAAATTTGATCTAAATTTGGAAGGTTTACGACTTGATCGAGGATCATTGTATTTCCTGTACGCATGGCTTGTGCAAGTCGTCCTAAGACCTCTGCCGAACCCATACCAGTACCAATACCTAAGTCACGAGCTGCTTTTACTGCTTTTTCTGCATTAGCAAGATCAATGTTTGACCGTATAAGCTCATTGATAAACATTGTTGCTTCTTTATTACTGATATTGAGGGCTGCTACAGCGTCCCTAGCCTCAAATGCTTTGTCTTCGTTGACACCCATGTTCTTAGCCAATATCTGCATAGCCATTTCTAGTTCTTGGATGGCTGCTGCTTGCATACCCAAATCATGAACACCTGAAATAGCACCAACGACAGCATTTTTCATTAACTCTAAACCTTTTGTGATTGCCGTAGCTGCCAAACTACCGACAGTAAATGAAGTAATGAGTTTTCCAGTGGAAAGAGAAGCCTTATCCGAAGCGTCAGCAACACCAGTAAGTTCAGGTTGCAACTCACCGATTTTCTTTTTTATTTCTTCTAGTTGAGCGTTAGCCTTATTAACAACCTCAACCAATATCTGTAGTTTGTTTTCGTCCATACGCTCCTTTTGCTTTGTATGCCTCTACTTCACCCTGTGTATGTAGATACATCTCTAATAGCAGTATAAAACTACTTGGCTGAGAACGTAAAGTCCAGTAATCCCAATGCGTAGCAAGGGCTAAATCAACGAAGCGAAACTCAATGGGTATTTTACCATTATCCAGTAGGAGTGACTTCAACAGCTTTTTCTTCAATGCCTTTTTTTTCCCCGTCTGTCATTTTTTCTTTTTTTATGACTTTCGTTAAGGCTAAGTCGAGTTTTTTCCACTCTTCCTTAGAGAGCATTGATTTTATGTTTTTTGGTGTTGGTTTTTCTTCCCGTGTCCATGAAACAACAAGAACTTCAATACATTTATTTTCGTAGTCACGAGTAAGTGAAGCTCTAATGCGTGGAAGTTTTGGCTGACTGTTTTCTTTAACAGTGCTTTCTTTTACCTCGGTTAAATCCTCAAATGAAAACGCATTAAGATATACACTATCTATCTCTTCTTCATCCCACTGAGAAATAACGTTTTTATACGTTACCGTTGTTTTTGAGCCATCGAGCAATACAAGCTCTATTGTAGAGGTCATCATACCTGTTCTCCTTTCAAATTACCTTAAAATGCTGACAAACTATTTATGATTGTTACACCTAAGCCTTGACCATCTGTCGTGTCATACTGTGGCTTGTAGGTGAACTCGTCATAGATAATTTCACTGGTTTTGAGAGGAGCTTTAGAGTTGATTTGCTTGATATTGTTCAAGGTGATCCTTAGCTCTTGATTTGTAGAAGAAACCAAAGTGCTTAAGTGCTTTATTACTAACGCTCTTTTGGTTAGCGACTGATACTCGTCCCACATATTAGGGGTATCAAAGAACACTTTACCTTTCACTTCTGCGTCAACTTCTGTATGAACCAAAGCAACTGGATCAAATGCCCCACTTCGCACTTCTCCTGTATCGGTTGCAAAATCATGTGAAATCGTCCACTCTGGTGAAACTTCTAGTCCTGTGTGTGCTGCGGAAGCTGCTGCGGAAGCGGTAGCTCCGAACCTGAACTCAGTTTGTGGAAGTATAAACGGTCTTTGCAATGTGAACGAAGGTGTTGCTGGTCTAAGACAAATAAAGTCATTAGCTGCAACTCCTGTGGCTGAACCTACGGTTACTGTTGTACTTGTGAGCGAGGTAACAGTAGTATCAACTACCGATCCGTCTGCTTTGAACAACCTAATTAAGTCTGACGCTACGAGTCCTTTTGTAGGATTAGCGTCGTATGTAGTGTCGAGAGTCAAAACGTTTGTAGAAACGTTTGTGATTTTTCTTGTAACAAATGCACCAAGTCCTTGTATACCAACGTCAAACTGTAGCTCTCCGTCTTGAAACGAAGACTTAATTTGATTTGATTTAACACCCCAAAGACGTTTTACTAAACGACCTTTGGCAATATCAACAGTAAAACTTTTAACAGGATCTTCTGCGGTAAAAGGCCATGTATATGGTCCTGCTCCTGACACTGAACCTCTTTTGAGAAGCATAGAGAACAAATAAATAGCTGTATTTGGTTCTGCGATTGTTTTTACTGTTCCACCATGAGAACGGAAGCCTTGAAGTGCTTGATAGGTTTTGAACTTATTACCTACAATAAGATTTTCTAAAACAGGATTGATTTCACTGGTAACGTCTTCCTCAAAAACAGGGATATAGACGGTAGGTGTTACTGGCGTACCACTTGTCGTTTCTTCTTTTACGGACATGTATTGTAAATCAGCGATATTTTCTGCCATAGGTTACTCCTTTACTTTTTTCCGACTTTAGTCGGTTCTTTAACGAGTTCAAAATTAGGATTTTCAATCACTTTATCAGTTTCGATTGTTTCACCTGCTTTAATCTCGCCTACACCAATAAGCGATTGTGTTACGTTCGATATGTTTCTATAAGTATATTTCATATCTTCCTCCATTATAAGAACCTTTTTTTTAGAAAGTCAATCAAGTACGTGCAGGGACTTGCACAAGCTCCCGCAAATTAACAGTAACATGACACTCCTCAGTTAGCAACTCCTGTGGTCTAGGGTTCACTCCATAGTCAATACTTGTTTCGTTCTTAACAAACCTATCACCGAGAGTAAGAGCCTTACGAAGCACACCCATGACAGTTTCATCACTATATTGACCAGTTGTTTTGTCACGACCTGCGACTAACTTCTCTAAACGTTCACGCCATAAAACAATATCGGGTGATTTTCCAAAATCATCTTTTTTATTAGCCACTACTTTTACCATAACAACGTGATTAACATAATCGTGTCCTGTCGGACCTGCAGTATTTCCTTCACTATCTGCTTCAATAATAATACACGGAAGGTTCATTTGAGGGATAACAAGAGGATCGCCGATATAGTAGCCTTTATAAATATCACCAAAAGCGTCACGAAAACGCTCTTTGAGAAGTTGAGAAACGGTTTGTTTGTACTCCATACTATAGTCTTCCTAATAAACCTTTTTTTATTATGTTTCCTATCGCCCGATTAAGCATTTGGTTTAATGCAAGCATAGTCCTTTTTGGCATATTTCCAATACCCAATTGATGAGTAGCGAAATAAGGAGCTATATGATATAGCTTCAAAAAAGTATCTGACGACGTAAATCGAAAACTATTACGCACCTTTCCTGTACGAAACAAAATCCCTCGACCAGGATACTTTTTCCCTTTCCAACTAGCGTATGTCGGTGTGAGCGTCTGCCACCTGTTGCCGTATATTTGTCCTTCTGTATCAAAAACTTCGTCCCTATAAAACTCTGTCAAATACTCACCAGTTTTTATCAGTTCAGGCTTAAACGATTTTAGCTTGTTCTGTATATCTGTAATAGTAAGTAGCAAACTTTCTTCACCTAGCACTGTCAAAGACAACTTAATCATATTAGAACACCTTATTTACAGTAAATAAACGAGCTTCGGGTGGATCTAACAACTCTGCTGAGTTATCAGGATACCCACTGATACTTTCAACGTTTCCCGCAATAATTTGCTCATCTATCCCTATAAGAGTAATTTCACCTGATACAATGCGAGCAAGCAACGCCCGTGCATGTTTTATTTTCTGTTCACCTTCTTTATTTGTACCCTCTTCTGCTGGTCCATACGCTGTAATAAGCAAATATCCTGCTGCTAAAAGTTTTGTAATGTTTCTGAGTATTTTAGGTACGTAAGCAAGTGGAAGGGTATAGCGAGCTGATAAAGCACCTTTTACTTCGTCCTGTGCCTCATCAAGTCGGTCTTGTATGATTTCATCGGTTATAGCAAAGTTATTTGTAAAACCTGCTTCGATACGAACATCGTCAATAGAACAATAATAACCATATCCACCGCCACGAACTGCTATTGAGTCTGCTATGTCGCTTTCGTTTGTACTGTCACTATTGTAATACGTGTATTTATACCAATATGAAGAAGAACCCGAAGCGTCGTTATACTCTGTTTCGTCCTGATCTGACTCAATACTTACCGTTGCAAGGGTACTAAATGACCCATCAAGCGGAACTGACCCATCAACATTAGCTGCTCTCTTGAACTTAATTTGATCGAAACGAAGTTTTACTAGTTTCTCTCCACGATTATGGGGGAACGTAAAATTAGTTGTAGCAGTAATAATTTGACCACTGACACCAGACACTTTTTTTATTTCAGCCGTTTCACCCTCTCCCAATCTGAAAAAATCACCATTTACAAAACCCTGAGAGTTTTTAGCTGTTGCTGTGGCTTGTGATGCTGCAACATCAGCATCTATCTCAGTTCTTTCTACGACATTATCACTATCATAATTTGGTGCTTTTAGTAATTGAGCCATATTACCTCCGTTTCAGTATAACACGATCAACTGCTTTCTTTAGTGCAACTGTAGCCTGTTTTCTTGTAATCATAGATCGTACTGGTTTTTTGCCTAAAGCAAGGGTCTTACTCTTATATTGCAACATCCCTCGGAACTTTCCAAGTGTCTCACTAATCCTTTTGATTATTTCATCAACACCTGTACCTGTGTCCGATACAAGAACCGTCAAAAGGATAGAAAGTAAATCATTTCCCGAACCACTATCGCTTAGACCGATTGTAACGGCTGTAGACGGCTGATCTACACCTGATCCGATGTCTGATATGGATATTGACGCTAGAACTGCTAGGGCTTCATTGGCTAACCCAGTATCGCTAATAGCGATCTGTGCGAGAAGTGAAACTGCTTCTACTGCATTTCCTGTATCAGAAATAGCAACGTTCGCTATTATAGACAACGCCTCAACGCCAACACCACTATCTAAAACCGTTACGAACGAAGAAACATACACATTATCTACACCACTTCCAGACTCAATAATTGAGATGGATGGTGTAACCTCAACAGGATCAAGCGTTGTATCCCATGACGTAGGAGTACCGTTTATAGTTCCAGTTCTTCCATTACCTGAGTTATCTGATATTTTTCCTGAACCCGTTTTCGTCATGTTCCACAACATAACAGTATTGCCGTCTGACCCCATCGTTTCTTCTGGTTCAAAGTTAGCAGAGTAACGAGCGATATTAGAGTATCTAATTGATTTATATGAAGCATTTGCAAGACCGACGATAGTTTGATGACACCCAACACGAGGGATAGGAACAGTCATGGCTTTTGTATTATCTGCTGCGGTAGCAACCAAAATACCATTAACAAACAATCGAAGCTGACTATTATACGCTCGAACCATTGCTATATGAGTAGTTTTGTTTTCAATCGCAGTACCAGTTAGTCCTTGAAGCCCTGTGTTATCGTCATATCGAAATTGAAACATCCACGATGGCGTACCACCCGTTGCTTTAAGAGAAGCAATACCAGTTGTGTTAGTTGTGCGATCAAAATAATACGTACCAGATCCATTGCTTGCTAAACCAGAAACAGGCGTACCAATGTTTTCAATTACATACTCAATAGTCCATGAACCAGTAGAAGAAATACCCAATGAACTGTCGCCATCAAAATAGTTACTACTCGCACCCGATAACGTAATTTGATGGAGATTAGCGTCTTGAACTCTTAGTGTATTTTGTATAGCAAGAGACTCTGACCCAGATCCAGTATCAGATAGAGGCACTTCTGCACTTATTGTGGTTAAATCAACCCCGCTTCCAGTATCAGAAACATTGACCGTTGTTGTATCTATACTAACCGTTTCTTGATCTGCTCCTGTACCAGTATCAGAAATAACTATTGAAGCTAAAATTGCTAAGGCTTCTGCTCCTGATCCTGTGTCTGATAAAGCAATTTGAGCAAGGATACTTAACGTATCCGCACCAACACCAGTATCAGCAACAGGGATCATGGCTAAAACCATGCCGTTAGCGTTGGTGATCCTAGCGTTTCGTATCCTACCTACTATTGTTCCACCACCATCAGCCTCACAAACAAAATCCCAAAAGTTGATCGTTTTTCCTACCCATGAAGTAGGAAATTTAATAAAACGCCTATACCATGCCTGATTAGCATACGTTCCTATATCCGTATTAGGATGACAGGATAAACCGTTTTGATCTGTTGGAGCAGTTGTGCGAAGAGCCGTACCGTCTGTAGCAGTAAAATCAAGTGCTATCCGTGCACTGGTTGTTTCCCAATACACTTCATACTCTAAACAATCACCGTTTTGAACCGTGTAATCCGTTACCGATGTAGCGTCCCGATATAAATAAGCGTTCGCATTAGCCGTCATAGAAAACGAGAGATTTATATAGTCATCAACAAGAGTGGGCGTAAGCGTATTACCTGCTGGATTTATTAAATGAGCACCAAATGTCGGCAACACATCGCCATAACCCCATATATGCTTACTTAACAATCCCTCAAAAGCGGTTCGTGACCAATCTAAAATAGTAAGGGTAGCCAATAAACTTAATGCGTCTACACCACTACCAGTATCAGAGACAGAAATACTTGCTAAAAGCGAAAGAAGCTCTGAACCCGTACCTGTATCAGTTACAGGGATAGTTGCAGAAACACTAGGAGTGTCAACGCCCGAACCAGTATCAGACAAGGGCAAAGAAACAGCGTTTGTCAATGTATCCGTTCCTGAGCCAGTATCAGAAAGAGGTATGGTGGCTTGGATAGTTGGAGCGTCAGAACCAGCACCAGTATCGCTAATACTGATAAGCGAGAGACTAGAAGGAACGTTACTAAACGAGAAAAACCCACGCTTTTTATATAAAATAGTAGGATCAGCCATCAAAACACCAATTTCTTTATCACTCAAAATCCGCTTCCACGCACGAACCAATAATATACCGCCATCCCACCCACCACTACTTAATGAACGGGCAATATAAATTGTGTTTGGAACAATCGTCCGAGTCCAGCCAGAGTCAAACCGATTAGTCAACGACTGAGCCACACCGTTGTACCAAACCCTAGGCACATTATCTTTGTTCGTATGATCGTAAGTAAGGATGTAGTTGTACCAAATGTTATTAGTCGGGTACGGAGTACTCCACACTTTTTCAGTAGCAGTATAAAAACAGTTGACCCTCTGACCCCATCCAGCGTCACCGTTATCGTTTTCTACTCCGAACCATGTAGTATTATTTACTGAGTCGTACAAACGAAATAAATTACCGTAGCCAGTACCAACCCCACCGCTTTCACGAAGATATAAAATTTGTGTAGATATATAACTCAATGCACCAGCGTAAGGATGAACCCACCCCATACCGCCAATAGAGTTATTGAAATCAGGAGTTTGACCGCTATGTTTTCCTGATCTAACAGCAAGATCAGCATTTGCTAATGCGGGGATACCAGTTACAAGATCAATTGCTTTTTTACCACCGAAGACAAATGGACTATCAAAAATCAGCCCACGAGCAAGTGAGTGTCGCTTATCGAGCCTAGGATTGCGTGGTATCGAAATTGCCATACCATATTATTGTACTTCTGGAACATAATAAACATATCCCTTGTAGTGATCGCCTTCGGTTGCATTAAGAGCTTGATCGGTAGCGTTTTTTACTGCAACGCCCCACTCAGGACCAAGAGGACCAAACGGGGATGTGTCAAAATCTCCATAAAATACTTTATTAGTTGTGTTTGTTACGACAATAGTTCCTACCTGTTGAGCATTTTCAATTGTTATAGCTGCGTCAGACGCACCAGCACCATCAGTACGGTAATCAGAGCTAGAAGGATCATTGCCTCGTAATAAATAAATTTCATAAAGCCTCCCCGCTATTGGAGCTGTACCACCTGATTTGATCTTAAAAAACAATAATGCTGCTGGATAGTCGTTTGTTGAGTTATCAATCATGGTCGATTGACGACCTGAACCCGCTGCTAATGAAGCAAGGGTAAGGGTAAACGTTGCTTTTGATATGTTTTTAGTTTTTATTTCGTTAGCCATATTATCCTTCCTTTATCTTTACACTTACATCATCACTCAATTTGCGTGCTTCTGCAATCATAGTAACAGTTGGAGCATTAGGACAATACTTTATACCACGCATAATTTCATTAAAGCGAACAGGTATTTGCGTTATTTTCTTCGTTCTAACAGCCACCGATGATCGCAACAACTCTTTTACTTCCTTATCTGTTTTCCCTACATACCCTATTTTTTCAGGATCTTCTTCAATTTCTTTTTTTATAGCCTCATTGATTTCATCTTGAACAGCAGGAAGCGACACCGATAGACTACCGTTCCCGTCCATGACTATATTGAGAGCGTCGTAAACCCTGTTAGGATCGTCAAAATATCGTTGAAGTATGGGATTTGTTACCGTAGACAATCGAGAGGATTGTATTGACACATCTTCTGTAACAATAGTCCGAGGCTTAATCAAAAGCTCAACGACTTCTTCATCAGTTTTACCTTCATACCCTATGGCTTCGGGATCGTTTACTATCTCTGACTTAATAGCAAGAAGTATTTTATCGTGAGCGTCCTGAGCTGCTTTGAGGTTCGTTTTGAGCTTATCTTTGGGATCTTTGATTTCAGTAAGACTACTGCGGTTTTCCGCAATTTTATCTCTGATGAAGTTAGTAAGTGTTGTGTCTGCCATATTACCCAAACAGGTCTTAGCTGAGGGTAATATCAAGGGTTAATTGCCATGATTGACCACTGGTCTTTGTACCCTGAGCTGAAACCTTGCGATTAAGATTTTTACCTGTACCAGATGAACCATTACATGCACTAAACTCGTTCCATGCGTAATTAGCGTCACCTGAGGCAAATGTTGATCTAAACGTGATTTTTTGTGAAGTTCCGTATGTAGGAAACGTTGCGTCCATCGCCTTATAGAGCTTGTTAGTAGCTGCTTGCAGATCTGTTTGTGAAGCTGACTCTGCCGTACTACTATCACCAACAGCCAAATATGAGTTAGCGTTATTGAACGCTGTACCACCGCCACCAGCTCCTAATGTCCACAACTCATTGATACCTTCGTTCAAAAGCATGTTACCGTTAATAACGGATTGACCTTTATACCCGCCGTATTTTTGTTTTACTAACGAAAGAGGAGCACCAGCCCGCATTAAAGCCTCTGCTTCCAAAAGGATTTCAGGATCGAACTCAAACTTTTCAATAGTCCAAATAGCTATTTCATGAGCTACTTCTTGTATGTGGTGTAATACGTTCATAGTAATGCTTTCCTTTCCTTTTCCTACATCAGATTGCCCTATCATGCTCCCACCTGTTCAAGTGACTTTAGGAACTGATAAGCGTCTGCAATAGTAACCTGTCTATACGCTGATACTGTCGGATCGTATATTTCCGTTTTTCCGTTCAAGATCATCAGCTCTTTATTGCCAAGGACTTCTCCATTGTCAATTTTTGTCTGAACACTTGCTTTTAGTTCTGCTTCGTATAGTTCTGCTGTGTCTGGTAATGCCATAATACCTCCATCGTATGCAACTTTTGTATAATCGTCAACTCCTACGTTCTACATAAAGAACGACGGTAACGTTTTTCGCTCCCGTTTGTGCTCCACCCGCAACAATCTGCAACGTACATGCTGATCCTGCAATAGCAGGTGGCACAGTTGGACTATCTACGGTCTTAGCATTGTGAGCGAGTGAACCCTTTGTGTAGATTGTAAACGTATCGTCATCTATAAGGTTAAAAGTAGAAGCTACTGATCCAGTAAGTGCGGGGATATTGACCGCTACAGTACGCAAAATACCGTTCAGTTCCATCGTTACACTACCTGTAGTGCCACCATCGGCAATAGTTAATGTTTTTTTGATTTTCTGTATACGGTATTTCATAGGTTTAGCCCCTTTCGGGTATCAGGCACTTACCATTAGCCTTTGATTATTATACTGTTACGACTTCGATTGTTCCTGCAACTTTTCCACCTACAGTTGTTTTCGCTGATGTGATGGTAAGTTTTTCATCGGCTGCAAATGTGTTGTTTGCTGACGGTGAACAAGTTTGTTCATTTCCTAATGCTGCCGAGGCTGCATGAGTAAGAACACCAGATGTCATAGAAGTACCCGCATGATTTTTAGCAGTTAATGTCCCTGCGTCTGTAGCTGCAAGTGCTTTTCTTACAATACTGTTGATCCGAACAACTTTACAAGCCCAAGGAAACTGGATTTTCAAGTCGCCCTGTTCTCCTGTTTCAAATGAGTGATCGAACGGAAGAACAAGTCTAAGGTTCTTAGGTGTCGATTTCAGTCTTCGTCTGATGAACTCTTTTACTATTGCCATAGTTATGCCTCCTTAGGTGTATCGGTTTTCGGCTCTGTTACTGGTGGAACGTCTGTCTTTTCCTTTGGCTCTGCTTTTGCTTTAGGTTCTTGCTTTGGCTTAGGTTCTTTCACGACTTTCGTCGCTTTGATTTCTTCTATAGCCCCTGCAAGTAAAAGTTCTTTGGCTGACTTTTCATCAAAGTCTGCTTCCTGACCTTTTTCAAACAGTGTTCCTTCATGTAAGACATTGCTTAATACTCGATACATAGTTCCTCCTTATTACGCTGTTGCGTTCTTTATAAGATATGCACACTCGGTTGCAACTGACCATCTCTTGTAGTACATAGATGTACGCACATAGGTCGTGTTTGTTCCGATTTCAAACCACTTCTCGGTTTTGACTCCACCCGCTGTTGCTTTTTTAGCAAGATGAACTCCAAATGTAACAATACGTGGTCGGATGACTGGTGCTGTGTAGAGCAACCAAGCATGTTTACCCCATACGTATGCCATTGAGTCTGTTTGTCCTTCTTTGGCTGAGTTCACTCGTGCTCGTGCAACGATCACTTTATCAACTTCAAAGAGAGCTTTCATGTGTTCGGTTGTCAAAAGACCCCGTTCACTGTACTTAAATCTCTCTAAAAGATCTGGATGTTGCTGTAAAGTCATATAGACTTGTTCAGATAACACTAATGTGTTTGGCAACATACCTGATCCGCTTGCAACTGTTTGTCGAGCTGTTTTGATTACTCCGATTGGATCAGAGCCATCATAGTCAGACCATTGATCTGTACTTGACAAGGTTACGTTTTGCGTGATGTTGGAAGTATTAGCCATATAGTCAGCTAATCCTTTTTCACGGTTGAGTTGCAGTACATCAGTTACCATTTCGGTAGCGTCTTGTTCTGCGTCAAGGATGGTATCGGCTGCGTCCATGTCTTCTTTCGTGATGTCAGTTTCTAAACTGTGCTCAGTCAGAGGACCGTAAGCAACTTTCGTCAAACCATAGTTGACTTTGTTTGCCCGTGTACCGGGTGCTCGATCATCGCTAGAAGTTCTGAACGATGATTTGTCATATTTGTAGTAGTATCCACTGTCTTTTTCAACTTCAACTACTGGCATGACTTCCGCTGCTACATAAGCTGCGTTTTTGTACTGAACCGATACGTTGGTTAGTACTGGGTCTACATATACTTCTTTTCCTGTTGGGTTCATAAGTTATCTCCTTTTCTTTAATATCTGAAATATGCATTTTCTATTTCGATTACATCGCCGTCTACTGCGTCTTCAAGTGCTCGTCCGATAACGACATCACCTGCTGTCGTGGTAGCGACTGCTTTTCCGTTTGCGTCTGATGTTACCCAATTACCTGCGGTAATAGATCCACCAGCTTTTACCTTACTTGTGCCTGGGGCGTTGCAAAGTCGCACATTAGCGATCTGATCCTGTGTTGGTTTATTTTGCAATATACCAAGGATGTTTTGCGTTGCTCCTGCTGCTAAGGCTACGCCATTAGCTGCTGCACCGATTTTGACGATAAAGTATTGTTTAGCAGATAAATCTGCTTCTGCGATAAAACCTCTGTGTCCTTCAACATTTTGTGCTGCCATAATTTTCTCCTTTACTTTTTAGCTACTGCGACGTGTGCAGTAGGATGTTCGTTAATATATTGTTGTTTCAGTTCGGGGTTTTTGTCAAGCACCGCATTGAGTGATTGACGATACGTCTTCCCCTTACCATCTTCGCTTGCTTGGAACTCTTTTACAAGAGCTTCGATCTTTTCACTTGCTGTGTTTCCTCCTGATCCCTCGCCTGATCCTGCTTCTCCACCTTTTGCTTTAATCTCTGGTAGAGCTTTTAGGAACGCTCGGAACTTTGTTGCAGTTTCACCTTCCATAGCAGTCAAGAGTTCAACCACTTGATCTACATGTTTAGGAAGCAATGTACCTGCGTTTGTTTCAGAGGCACACATGAGTTTTACTTCATCAGTGAGTTTTCGTTTTACAAGTTCTTTTTCCGCTGCTTCAAACTTTTCAGCTTTTTCTTTTAAGCTATTGAGTTCTGAAGCTGTGATTTCAACTTTTTTGTCACCTTCTGCTCCTTCACCTTCTCCTGCTGGAGCTGGTGCTGGGGGGGTTGGAGGATCGACTGGTGCTGGCGGATCTGCTGGGGGATCAACGGGTTTTCCATCTCCCTCACCCTCTCCTTCGCCTGCAGGCGGTTCGTCGGCTGTGATTTCCTTAAATTTTTCTACCTGATCGCCAACTAAAAGCGATTTGTTCTCTTTAACAAATGCTTTTTCTTCTGCTGTGAGTTCAGTTACTTCTTTTGCTACGATTTCGTCTAATTTCATAGTGTCTCCTTCTGTATAGACCGTTACTTCTGATGCGACTAACGGCTTTAATTTTTTGAAATACGGTATATTTGTTAATCCTGCACCTACAATGACGTTTCGATACTCTTCGCCTGTTTCTGGATCTGGGTATACAAACCACCACTCAGGGCTAATATATTTGTAAAGTTTATTTTTTAACTTGTCAACTCCAAGTGTAGTCCACTCTACAGTTGCCCGCAATACCCCATCCCCTTTATGAGCAAGACCTTTAATCCATCCCGCTGCTTCTCCTTCTTTGTCGTGACGACAGTTAATAGGCAGTGAGTTGTCTTCACGATACTCACCTTTAGCTCGTATACCACGCTCGTAGCTTTCTACAAAATGATCGAGGTCTGCGGTGGTTACTTCAAATGGTCCGAGATCGTGATTTTGGTATGTACCAACCTTCATCAACTCTATCTCTGTGGGAAGCTCGCCACTTTCAGAAGCGACGATTTCTTTGATTGTATAAAACTTATTTACTTTCTTCATAACGTACCTCCTGTGGATCGGGTATAACTTTAATATCGGGCGTTGGCTCTACTTTGTCAACTTTTTCCGATTTCTTAACTATAGTAACATCATCAGGACTATACCCGAAACGGTCAATCCTGTCTTTTTTTAGTTTCATAATGTTTCCACCTCTATTACATTGTACTTGTCTTCAAAATACTTTCCAGTAACACGAAACGCTTTGTTGCGAGGCATAAGGAACTCTCCCTCATTAAGATCAGTTGTTATGGCTTGATTTGTAAAAACACCACTCGACCCCGCCTTTGCTTTAATTTTTACTAGATATACATTTCCTAGATCACGTCCCTTTTTATCCACATAAAAATCTTTAGCCACGTACTCATAGAGCGAGGCTGAAATAAACCCCTTATCAACAAAAACGTCGCCAAGATCCATAGGCTCTTTGAACGCTGCCCCTCGATACAACGTTGTGTTATCTTTTATGCTGTTTTTGCTAATAACGCTATCGAGGTCATTAACCACTTTTCTGTTTTCAGGACTTATAAAACCGTCACTTCTCAGTTCCTTATTTACTCTTTTGTACGTTTCTGATTTTTGATACATGAGAAGGGTTGTTTTTTCTGACTCAGTAGCACTAGTTGTGTGAGACTCAATATATTTACTTCCGCTATTAAAGTCGTCGTGAAAGTTTTTGTTACCTGTTCCCTTTTTTGGCTTAATCAATATCCTACGTCCGTTCTTTAACGTTATCCACTTACCACCTGTCGGGATAGGTTCAGAAGCCTTTAGCTCTTCAAAATCTGCAACCACCACAAGCTGTAGATAACACTTACACCACGGGTGTGCGGTTGGTCCTTTTTTTCCATTAGGAAACAGCTCTTTGTGTCCGATACTGATACCGTTCATTGCTTGACAGATTTTGCATGGTCGCCCCTGTGTCGTTCTCCATGTCTTCATAACCACTACGTCAAACTCTTTTGCGATTTCGTTAGCTGCCTCAACTCTTCCCTCAGTGAAGAAGTTTACGGTTTCAGTACTAGCGATGGTAGCTGCACGACGGGGGTTATTGATTACTTTAGCGATACGAGCAGTTGCTTGATCTTGACTTTCCCCTAGATCAAGAGATGTAAGTAGAGCACTTTTTACTTGCTGTCTGGTGTATTTGGTAAGATCGGTCACTAACTGCCTGTTGCCGTCAGTAAGGAGTCTTATAGCTCGTGGGTCTTTTTCAGTAAAACCAATAGGGATACGGGTTTCAATTTCAGTCAACATCCCACCTGCGGTAACTGCATACCCTAAAGAAGAAACAAGAGCCAACATCATAGACGTGTAGAAGTCATCCCATATCGGAGCGTCTTCATCTACCATGAGTTGATCGACTTCTGCTGCTTTGTAATATGACCAGTTGAACCAGTTTACAAACTCACCTGAACGATCAGCGATAGACCGCATGACTTTGAGTACTGATTTTTCTGTTTCAACGTTAGATTTGAGAAGCAATTGAAATACGTCGGGATGTTCTTTATACGACTCATGCCAGTCTTCGCCCTCTGTAGGTTCGGCTGCGATCTGGTAGCTTAGAAGTTCCTCTAAAAATATGATGTCATTGATGTTTTCCATAAACGATCCCACGTAAACTATCACGGAAGGTCACAAGAAAATTGCTTAATGCTTTTTTCTCACCTTCGTGTGCTTGCCCCATGCGTTTTGATGGTTCTTGCTTTTTTGGTTTACGGGATCGGCACTCTGCAATCCTTCTACGGATTAGATCGCCTTTCTCCATCATATCGAGCTTTAATTTGTATAGCTCTTGCTTTGTTATTTTTTCACCTCGTGACTTCCTCTGTAATACCATTTTGCGAACACTCGCCCTATGGCTTATAAAGTCGTTACGGATAGTAGCAAGTTCACTTCGATACTTGTTTTCATTTTCATCGTCTGTTTCTGCTGCATAATATGTTTGTGT